ACCAGCCAGCCGAAAGGCTGTGGCTCTACAATGTCAACACAGAACATTGGAAGCAATGGACGCAAGAGCGTTTTGTCACTGCGACTTTTGACGACCAGAACCAATTTAACGACGGGACGCTATCGCTCTATGCTTCAACAGATCGCAAACGGCACTTGTCATTCTCTCACCACATCGTTGCGGAAGAACGGCGGGAGACATTCGTGCCCGGTCGTGGTATGATTCGGAAATGGGTAGTGTTGTCGAAAAATAATCACTACCTAGATGCGGCGGCGTTGGCTTGTGCGGCAGCGGGCGTTTTAGGCGTCCGGATCTTGCCGAAAACGCAGGCGACGCCCGTATCGCAACAGTTGAGGCAACAGCAACCAGTACGGCGTCTGCTCAACAGCAGGGGCCAACCTTTTCTTGTGACGGAGCGTAGATAGATGGCGAAGCGTGGAAATCTTTTAAGCGTTGACGGTGAAGAGCCGCAAGCCCCGCAGGTGATCGAGTCGACGGCGATCGTCGAAGTGCCGCTAGGCGTTGTTTCGGGATCGGGTTACGTGTCAAGGCGTGCCGACGTAAAGCTAAGCCGCGATCAGTGCTTGACACTTCGGGCACTACTTAGAGGCTTGCAGGATCGCGGCGAACAATTGCAAAACGGGCGACCGGTGACGAATTGCACTTCGGCGGTGCAGTGGATGCTTGAGAAGATTGCATCTAGTGCCGATAAACCGTTTGTCGGTTCTATCTAGCAATTCGCACTTCATGCCATAGCATCATGGCATGGTGATTGCGGACATCGAAGCCGATCTTATCGAGTATGCCGATTTTGAAGAAGTCGGCAGCGTCGCGCGGGCCAAGCTATTCATCACGGCGGCCAAGCGTTGGCTTATTCTCCGCCCGGAATCGGCAAGCAATCAATCTTCGTCTTTGTCAATCGGCAAGGACTCTGTTCAAGAGCTTATGCGGCGGGCCCAGGATTACGTCGCGGCTAACGGCACGACTTCGGGCGGTGGCCGAAATAGCGTGCGGTTCCTCAGTGCGACGAGGTTCCGCTAATGGGCAAGTACAAAGACGCTAGGGGCATCGCGGCGACGTTCGATAAGATCCGGGCCGATTACGACATGAGCCGGGAGAACCGGTTCATCCGTCGCCGCACTGGCGTCAACCCGCAAGGCACCGGACCGAATTATCACTACCGCACCGAGGACAAGTATTACGCGGACATCGAGCAAGCCCGCGACATGGATCGCAACGACGGGCTAGTCGGCACGCTAGTTGATCGCCGCGTCGATAACATCGTCCAAAGCGGTTTCGTTCAGCATCCGGCGACGGGCGACAAAGGACTTGACCTAGAGTTGTATAACCGCTGGGAGTCGTTTTCGAACGACCCGGACCAATGCGACGTAGCCGGAGAATTGACCTGGAAGGAAATGGAACGGCAGGCGTGCCGGTCAGAGTCGATCGACGGCGACATCGTTGTTCTCGGGACTGAGGATGGTTCTTTTCAACTTGTCGAAGCTCATTCAATCAAGACCAAGAGCAGAATTGAAAACACCTTCCTCGGAATCACGACAGATCGATACGGCAAGCGGATTCAATACCACATTCTCGAAGAGCTTAACGAGTTCGGACTAAAGGGCGAATCGCGACCGGTTGACGTTCGCGATAGCGAAGGCTTGCGGCAAGTCTTCCATGTCTACAACCCAAAGCGGGTCAGGCAAAATCGAGGCGTTACGCAACTCGCGCCGGTGTTTGCATACTCGGGGATGCTCGAAGACATCAACTTTGCGAAGCTTGTTCAACAGCAGGTGGTTTCGTGCTTCGCGATCTTCCGCAAGATCGCTGCGGGCTCACCTTCGCTTCCCTCTGTCGACGGCATGTTTGGGGACGCTTCGACACAGCCGACCGGAAGCGGTGTTAGGCAGCTCGAAGGCATCCAGCCCGGCATGATGATTGACGGCGTGCCCGGCGAAGAGTTGCAAGGATTTAGCCCTAGCGTGCCGAACGCGGAGTATTTCGATCAAGTCAAATTGATTTTGCAAATCATCGGCGTCAACTTTGGCTTACCGTTGTGCTTGGTCTTGATGGATGGCAGCGAAACGAACTTTAGCGGCTGGCGTGGTGCCGTTGATGAGGCCCGCAAAGGCTTTATCGCCGATCAGTTGAACTTAGTTCGGCGGCTTCACTCGCCCGCTTGGCGGTGGTGGGTATCGCGTTTGCTTGAAAGCGAACCCGCGATGCGTCGAGCGTCGAAGCGGTCGGGCGTTGACATCTTTGGACACGTATGGAACTTGCCGACGTGGTCTTATATCGAGCCGGTGGCGGACGCAGAGGGCGACGCAACGCAGCTTCGCAACGCTCTAACAAGCCCACGAAGGATGCACGCGGCCCGTGGCAAGGACTGGGAAACAATCGCCGAAGAGATCATCGACGACAACGTTTATGCGATTGAACGAGCCAACAAAGCGGCGGCAAAGATCAACGCAGGCAACCCGTTAGCGCCGGTGACGTGGAGAGACCTTATCCCGCTTGCGATGCCAGCAGGTACCACGATGGCGATGCAGGACCCGAACGCCGTTGCGGTGCAAGAAGCAGCGGCCGGAAGTGACACCGAAGCGGCTACGCCGACCGGCGAGTTTGCTGGCATCACTCGCCAGCAGTGGAACCGCAACCGCAAGGCAATCAAGGACGTGCTAGACGAAATGATCGCAGGCACGACAAGCGAAGCGGCGGCCCGTGTTTTTCTTGGCGGAATCGGACTTTCGCAGGCATCGGTGGACGCACTGATCGCGGACGCAAAAGACGGAGCGGTCGAAACGCCGGAGGTGATCGAAGGTGTCTAAGGTTATCAAGATTGATGGGCTGATCGGGACTAAGCCAAACGAGATTTCGGCGTCCTACATTACGTCGCAACTGCCGGAAAGCGGCACCGAGCCGATCGAAATCGAGATCCATTCGGAAGGCGGTAGTGTGATCGAAGGCTTCGCGGCATACGACGCGATCGCGGCTTACCAAGGACCAAAGAAGGTTTCGGTCAAGTCGTCTGCGTTTTCGATTGCTTCGTTTATTGCGATGGCTGGCGACGAAATCGAAATCACGCCGAACGGATATTTGATGATCCATCGGCCTTACCTTGGCACGGAAGGCGACGACGAAGAGTTAGCGAACGAAGCCGAATTGCTTCGCGACATGCGTCAAAAAATGACCGCGGCCTATGCAAAGAAAAGTGGGCTAAGCGAAGAGTCTATTGGCGAGATGATGAAGCGAGACACGTATCTAAACGCCGAAAAGGCGTTGTCGCTTGGCTTCGTCAATCGCATCACAGAGCAGCCAGTCGCGGGCCGTCCTTTGGCCCAAATGGAGTCAATGCCGTACGGTGTTGTTTTGGCGTTGTGTAACGCCAAGCCAAGCGGCGAAGAACCGAGCAAGACTAAGGAGAAATCTATGTCCGACGCTCAACCAGTCGCCGCAACCCTCGAAGAGATCGAAGCGGCATATCCAAAGGCCAAGCCGGATTTTGTCTTGGCTTGCCTTAAGAAGCGAATGCCGATGGCCAGTGTGGCAGCGGCAGCTGTCGAAGAAATGATGCGGGAGAACGCGGAGCTAAAGGCTCAAATCGCAGCGATGCAGGAAGAGATGGGCAAGGCGAAATCCGTTGAACATGGCGACATGGAAACGGAAGAGGAAGAGGAAATGCAAGAAATGGCACAGGCCAAGGCGAAAGGCGTCAAGCCGATCGCCAAGGCTAAGTCAACCGAAGGCATTTCTGCTCGTGCCCGATGGGACGAGGCAGTCGCTTCGGCCTTGGGCAAATGTCGCAACGATCGCCGAAAGGCGGTGGCACTTGCCCGACGCGAAAACCCTGGACTCGCCGAAGCTCTAGTCGCCGAAGCCAATGTCCGCTGATTACACCACAAGCCAAAAAAAAGGAACTGAAACATGAGTCAGTATGTTGACGGAAACCTGAAGGGGTTTATCGCAGACGAAGCGATCGCACAGCACCTTCGGGTAAAGCTTGACAGCGACGGCCGCGTCACCGTCGCCGGATTGACCGATCGCGACATCGGCACGGCAGAGACGGCCGCTTATGCCGCTGGCGATCCGATTACCGTTCGGCTTCGAACGGCAGCGGGAACCGCGAAGATGGTTTCGATTGAAGCCGTGACCGTTGGGTCACTGGTTTACACCGAGGCCAACGGCAAGGTTCAAGACACCGCGGCATCGACGGCATTCCTGATCGGCACGGCGATGGAGAGTGCAAGCGGTGACGGATCGGTTATCGAAGTGCTTAGGTACAACCACGGCGATACCGCTGCCACCTGATCGGCTTTTCACACAACACAAAGGAGAATTGAAACATGGCATCACCTATCACCAGTTTGGCAACCCTTCGACCCGACCTCGCGTCTTACTTTGAGTATGACCTGGAGGCCGACCGTTCGGGCTACGTCGCGGCGCGAGTGCTTCCGGTTATGGAAGTGCGGAGCGCCGCTGGCAACTTCGGGAAGGTCAAGCTCGAAGACCTTCTGCAAAAACGGGACACCTTGCGGACGCCCGGCAGCAACTACAACCGCGGAAACTTCCAATTCGACGATGCGGTCTACGCGACGCGCGAACAGGGTGCCGAAGAGGTTGTGGACGACAACGAAGCCCAAATGTATGCGGATTACTTCGACCTGGAGCAAGTCTGCACGGCAAGGGCCTATTCTGCCGTACTTCGCAGTGCCGAGCAGCGGGTCGCAAGTGCGATCTTTAACACGACGACGTGGACCGGGTCCGGCCTGACGACCGCGATCACCAACGAGTGGGACACCAACCACACGACGACCGCGACGCCGATCAACGACGTTGAGGCCGCGGTAAATAAGGTGTACGACGCTTCGGGCTTGTGGCCCAATGCGTTGATCATCAACCGCAAGGTTTTTCGCAACCTTCGAAACCTCGATCAAATCATCGAGCGGATCGAAAGTGCCGGGGCTGGCAACGCGAGCAAGCCTAGCGACATCACCGCCGAGATGCTGGCGAGGGTGTTCGATCTAGACTTCGTGATCATCGCCGGATCGTCCAAGAATGGAGCGGACGAAGGGCTGACCGCGACGCCGGAGCAAATTTGGTCTAGCGAGTACGCCATGGTTTGCAAGGTCGCGACCGGCAACGACATGCGAGAGCCTTGCATTGGTCGCACTTTCCATTGGTCCGCAGATGGTTCATCCATCGGCGGCACGGTCGAGAGTTACCGCGAAGAAGGCGTCCGCGGCAACGTGATCCGAGTTCGGCACCAAGTCGCCGAAGTCGTGTTGCACGCCGAAGCGGGCCACCTTCTTAGCAACGTGACCACGCTCTAAGGTTTGAAATGGCAACGGTTTTCGATTCTCACTTTGCCTCTGTGGGGTTCCCCGCATTGCTTGAGCAGTTCGGGGAGTCGATTACCTACTTGCCACGCAGCGGGGGGGCGAGGCCGATCACCGCCATCATCGACCGCGACCCTCCCGCCGTTTTGGACGTCACCGGAAATAGCATTTTTCCGTTGGCGAATATTCGGGTTTACAACTCTTGCCGATCGGGCATTTCATCGAAAGAACTCGACAGCGGCAAGGACGAAATCGAGATGCTAATTAGGATCGGTGACACGATACCGAAGCGGGTTAGCATCATGCAGATGACCGCACAAGATAGCGGCGTAACGGCCTTTTCGGTGGTGTAATGAGCGAACCAATAGTCGAGCAGATCATGACGAACGTTAGGACGCGGCTCGCGGCCTACACGTCGGCGTATCGCTCGCCAAAAATCGCATCATGGCAACCGAAAGACTTAACAATCGCGATCTACCAAGGCGACATCACACGCAACGAAGAAATGAGCTGTCCCGGCAACCCGCCGGCACAGGCTTGGGACTTATTGGCAATCGTGGCTGGGATAGTAAAGCCAAGCGACGACGACACGACGCCAGTCGATCGATACAAGAATCGGTTTTGGGCAGAGATCGTCAAAGCAGCAACCAACGCAAATCAATGGCACACCTGGGGCGGGTTGGCCTATGACACCGTAATCGGCGACGTGAGGGACTACACAAGCGACGATGGGTCAGCGTCCGGCATATCGGTCGAGATGCTTATCAGATTTCGAACGGACGAAGACAACCCATATGTCGGGAGGGCGTGAAGATGATCGCCTTGTCGATTACCGCAAAAAAGGAAAAGCAGCTTTCCAAATTATTGAAAGACAACGGCAAAAAGGTCCGTCAGCAAATTGCGATTGCGGTCAACGCGACGACAAAAAAAACAGTATCGACATGGGCAAAGTCGGTTGGCAATGAAATTGCGACCGCACAAAAAAACATCAAGGCAACCATCGAGATCAGTAAGAAAGCTTCGGCAAGCCAAGGCAAATCGCCAACGGCAGTGGTGAGACAAAAAAAGACCGGCAGAATATCGCTTCGCGACTTTAAAGGGCGGCAGGGTGCGACCGGCGTAAGTTACAGAATTAAAAAAAGCGGCGGACGCGGTTTCGTTCAAAGTGCTTTTCAGGGACCGAGGCCAGGGGCTGTAAATGTGAAATGGAAGGGGCGAGTTTTTAAGCGAGTCGGCAAAGCACGGACCCCGATCATTCAGCTTTTTGGACCGAGCCCGTGGGGAGTGACAACTAAAAACAAATTGAAAAAGCCGATAACTAAAGAAACAAAAGCCGAGTTGGTAAAGCAAATCGAGCGGCGTATCCGGTTCCTAAAACTCAAGCAAAGCGGAGCAATATAAATGCCAATGATCAAACGCCGTCGCG